ACGAAGCAATCGGTGGAAGCAGTAGAAGTCAACATTGTAAAGGACAAGCAATAGACATAGACGATGTTTACGGACATAAAACAAACGCAGAAATGTTTGCATTTATTAAAGATGAACTTTCATTCGATCAAATGATCTGGGAATTTGGAAATGAAGATAATCCTGACTGGGTACACGTTTCTTATGTAAGCGAAGAAAAAAATAGAAATAGAATATTGAAAGCTGTCAGAGATGACGGAAAAACCAAATATATAGACATTACAAATAGCTAATGGGAATAGAAGAAAAAAAAATAGGACTAGACATAGATAGTGACGGAAAGCCAGATTTAAATTTAGATTTGAAAACTTTACTGCTATTAATTGGTGGCATTGCATCACTTATATTTACATACACTACTTTACAGAATGATATTGCACAGGCAAAACTTTTGCCACCACAACAAGACATTTCAAAACTCGAACAAAAAATACAATTTTTAGAAAACAAAATAGAAAACATAGAAAAACAACACGACAGAAGACTTGATAATATCGAGAAAAAAGTGTTTAAGTGAATGAGTTATTTGATTTTTTAAGTTATATATTTTTAATTATAATTGCTATTGCAGTAACAATAATGCCATTAATATTAGAAAGATGAAAAATATACTAAGTAAAATATTCGGTGGTGCAGGTGGAGGTATTGCAAACTCTATAAGCAATATAATAGACAAGCATACATTTAGCAAAGAAGAAAAAGCAAGGTTTGAAAAAGAGATGACAGAAGTGTTTATCAATGCGGAAGCAGATATGCAACATAATGTTACTGAAAGATGGAAAGCAGACCTTGAACACGGAAACACACTTACAAAAAGTGTAAGACCTATTGTGTTAATATTTTTAATAGTATCTACTGTTCTGTTGGTGTTTATAGATTCTGGCAGTATAAACTTTAACGTAGAAGAAAAATGGACGGATCTTTTGCAGCTCACTTTAATTACAGTGATTGGTGCATATTTCGGTGGGCGTAGTATTGAAAAGGTAAGAAATGGCAAAAAAGATTAACGTAAATATATACAAATCTAGTGCCAAAAAGCGCAAAGGCATACACGCAAAAACTAAAAGCAGTAAATTAAAATCAAGTAAAAATTACTTAAAGAAATACAAAGGTCAAGGACGATAAATAATTTTTTATATATTTGTTCTTGCTCCTAGCAAAACTTCAAGAACCTAAAAAAGATGGACGCTTGTTGGATCAGGCACTTAAAATTTTCTTTTTGTAGGCTTTTTCTTTTCTTTTTCTTTGCCTACTTTCTTTTTCTTTTCTTTTAATTATAATAAATTTATACTATGAGAAAGGTATCTCGTAAAGGACTTATTAAAAGACTAGATACAGTATTCTCTGAATACATACGTAAAAAAAATGCAGACAGTAAAGGGTATGTTACCTGTATAACATCAGGACGTAAGTTTCATTATAGTGAAGTAGATGCAGGTCATTTTATATCACGTAAAGAAATGTCTACTAGGTGGCACGAAGACAACGTACACCCACAATCTAGATACGATAATAGATACAGATACGGAAAACAATACGAGTACGGACTTGCATTAGATCGAAAAAAGAAAGGTCTTGCTAAAAGACTATATAAGCTTTCTAAAGAAACAGTCAAGTATTCTGTAAACGACTTACAGGACTTATTAGAAAAGTACAAAAAACTATTGCAGGTAGAAAATAAAAGATTATCTTTGTAGAACTTATCAAGTAAGTTGTTTTGTTTTAAAGAGGGGGAATTAATTTTTCCCCTTTTTTTTTGTTTATTAACATTTTTTAATTATATTTGTATAAAACAAAACATTATGATAGAAATAAATTCAACAGTAACATCAAAAATACACGATGACCTTACTACTTGGAAAGTAGAAGATATTATTACAGGGTTGTCAGGTAAAAAAATATATGTTTGTTCTGCAAAACACGATACTTTATTAAATAGAGGTTTTGATAAAATAAATTACGATTTTAAAGAAGAAGAAATATATTTAGATTAAAACAAAACATTATGAGTAAACAAAACAAAGAATTAATAAACACTTTACTGAAGTGCTACAAAAAAGGTAGCATAGATGCAAAGCTTACAGCAGATACAATTTATAGAATAATTAAAAACGAAACAAAATGAAAATTAAATTTCCTTTAAAGGTTAGTATTACTAAAAATACCTTTACAAAAAAATGGGAGACAGTAATACAATATGCTCCCAAAGAATCACTACAAGCTAAATTTTCTGTAATGAATATTTATAGTATCTCTTTTAGTGCTAAAACTAAAAAAGAGGTGCAAGAATGGATAAGGCAATACAAAAAAGAGAAAAGATATATTAAAGATAGGGAAAGATGGTTAAGTACAGAAAAATACTTTTCTAATAAAGAAACTCAGCAAAAAGCTAAAGATAGGCTAAATAAAATGTCAAGAGCATTTTCAGCTTTAGGATTTTAAACAAAATGAATTACTTAGAATACATCCCTATACAATACGATGAAGAATGCGTACTGTGTGGAAAACCTATGGTAGATGAAACCTTTATTAAACAAGGTGGATACTGTTCAATGAGTTGTAAAAATACAGATATTGAATTATGAATCTACACTTATCAAAAGAAGAATTTAATAAAGAAATTCAAAGGCTACACAATAGAATTAACTATCTTAGTAAACATATAGTAAGACAAGACAAAAAGATAGAAGAATTAAAAATAACCATTAGATTAGTAAAAAATAAATACAAGAAATCAAACATTACACAAAATGAAACACAAGGCACAAATTAAAAAAATATACAAACAAGATAAACCTCCATTTGGAGACAACATATATACTTACAAAATAGAAACAACTAAACATACGGCTTATTATTATACTTCTAAAATATCTTTTAATGAAGGAGATGAAGTAGAATATGATTATCTTCAACAAAAAAACGGAGATTATAAATTTAAAGATTTAAAAAAAGCAAGTATGTTTAATAATTACGATAAACAAAAAGCTAATTATACAAACCCAAAGGACACAAGGAAAGATATTTTTAAAAGTGTAGCTTATAAAGGATTAATTGATCTTATAAACAATGATAAATTAACTATAGATGATCTACCTGAAAAATTAAAAGAACATACAAAATTATTACTAAACGATTAAATATGGAAATAACAGGAACAATAAAACAAATAGGAAAAATTAAAACATTTGGAGCAAAGAACTTTGAAGTAAGAAAGTTACTTTTAGAAACAAAAGAAGATTATCCACAAAAAATAGAAATAGACTTTCAAGCAAAAAATTGTTATTTATTAGACAACTACAACATAAATGATGAAGTAGTAGTAGGTTTCAACCTTAGAGGTCGTGAATGGAAAAGTCCAAAAGGCGAAACAAAATATTTTAATACTATTGTAGGGCGTAAAATTAATTATAATGAAGAACTAACTTTACAGGATCAAAACATAGACAGAGATGTCGATAATGATTTGCCTTTTTAAAAAGTAAACACTTATTAAACAAAACAACAAATGCTTATAAACTTTGGAGATGAGTTAGACAAAGTTGATAAAATAAGACAAGGCATACTAAAAGAAGCACCAAAAATTGGCATTGAAGAAATAGATAATGTTATACGCTTCAAAAAAAATGTTACTTGTTTTGCTGGACACGCAAACGTAGGTAAAACATCTGTAATTCTTTTTTTTATGATGCTCTTTGCACAAAAGCACAAAATTAAGTTCCTAGTATTTTCTTCTGAAAACGAACCTTATTCTATAATAAGAAAGCTTGTTGAATACAAAGCAAGTAAACCAATCAACAAAATATCAAAAGAAGAATTAGACAAACATTCTACATTTGTAAATAATCATTTTAAATTTATTGATTGCGAAAAGAATTATGATTATTTAGATTTATTATCTTTATGCGAAGTTATACACGCTCAGTCTGGTTTTGATTGTCTTATTATAGACCCAATAAACAGTCTAAGGAAAAATAAAAGTATGATGAAGTTCAGTAATGCTTATGAATATCTTTATGAAATGATGACAGACTTTAGAATCTTCGTTAAGAAATATAAAGTCGGTATGTGGTTAATAATGCACTCAGTAACAGAAGCTTTTAGAAAAAGATATGCAACAGGACACGAGTATGTCGGACACCCTTTGCCACTTGCTATGTCAGATGTAGAAGGTGGAAATGTTTACGGAAACAGAACAGATGACTTTTACACAATACATAGACTTACACAACACGAGCAAAGATGGATATATACAGAACTACATTGTAAGAAAATAAAAGACCACGATACAGGAACTAAACCTACAGGATTTGACAGTCCACTTGTTTTAGAAAGCATTGTAAATAATGTAGGATACAAATTAGAAAATCAAACGACTACTAAAAAATCAATAATAGAACAATTAAACTTTCCATTTTGAAAACACCAGTTGAAAAGGCTTATGACAGACACGAAAAATGGATTGAGATTGTCAGGTCTTTTGGTGGTTTACGAGAAACTGAAATTGAAGACATTGTATCAGAGTTGTATATATTGCTGATAAGAAATACACAAAAGGGTGTGGACTTCACTTACAATGAAGACATAAATTACTATTATTGTTATAGAATACTTAGAGGACTTTACGTTGATCTTATAAGAAAAAAAATAAAAGTTACATTTGTTACTTTGGAAAATATAAAGATCACAGAAGAAAGTACAGTAAATTATGAAGAAGTATTTGAGAAAATACAACTTGCGTTAAAACAAATCTATTGGTATGATCGTAAGGTGTACGAGATTGTAGACGATGGGGTTTCTGTAAGTGAGCTGTCAAGAAAATCACAAATAAGTTATTACAGTCTTTACAATACTTTGAAACGAGTAAAAACAAAATTAAAAGAATTGATATGAGACTAGGAGACATAGTAGAAAAAATAATAAATATAATTACGTTTGGAAAAGGAAAACAAATAGCTACTTGGATTGCTCATAGATTAGGATATGATGATTGCGGATGCGATGGTAGAAAAAAATATTTAAATAATATATCTAGAAATGGCAAAACTAAGTAAGGAAGAATATAAACAATGGACTCAATTTAAGTCAGTAAATAGTACGACAATTGACATAAGTGAACAAAAGTTAATTTCTAATTTACATAGTAAACTTTTTAATCATAAGTATTATGTCCCTTGCTCTTGCTCACCTAAAATTTGGAATACTTGGATAAGTGATATAAATACTATATACGACAATGAAAATACAGACAGTACATAAGTTTGAACAAACAGTTGTAAGTTTCCTAAATGAGTTTGAAGGATGGGAACTTGAATGGTGTGGAGGAGAATACGAACACTATGACTGCAAAGGCAAAACAAGAAAAGGACACGAATGTGTTATTGAAATGAAGTTTAGAAAAAAATACTACAAAGAGAAAATGTTAGAGAAATACAAATACGATAAACTTATGGAGATGGATTCTGAAATAGTAAAGCTATATTTTGTGTCAGACCCACAAGGAACTTATTTGTATTGGTTGAACTATTTAGAGATGCCAGTCATACAAGAAATGTATTGTCCAGAAACTTCTTTGTGGTCTAACAAGAAAGTAAAAAAACAAGTTTACCTTCTTACAGAAGATATGGCTAGTATTGTATATAAAGAATAATTATAATTTGTTAATAATTATTTGTATGTTTGCAAAAGACAAAACAATATTGCAATCCTTATGAATGTAAAAGAGAAACAAAAATATGATCTTTATTTAGACTATATAGGAAACGCATTGACAAATGCTTATGAAAAAGCAAATCCTGATAGACAAAAAGAGATTGCAAACTATATGAAATGTATAAACAATATGGATTCTTATACAAGAAACCTTGAAATAAAATTAATGTTAAATGATACAAAAAAAGATTCAACTTTTAGACGGAAACGTTTACGACACGAAAGACCTTTTGAAAAGAATGGTTGATGATAATTTCTACTATGGGGAGCTAAACAAATTAGCTCTTAGTAGTTCATCTTTAAAACTTTTATTGTCAAGTCCAAAAACATATAAGTATGTTACAAAGTATGGAAGTCCAGAAACACAACCATTAAGAGATGGAAGACTTGTACATCTAAGTATATTAGAACCTAAAAAGTTTGAAGCATTGAACTTTGTAAATGTTACAAGTAAAAACTCAAAAGCATATAAAGAAGCAAAACTAAAATACGGAGAAGTATATACAAGGTTAGAAAAAGAAAACGCAGAGAAGATAGCAGATGCGTTTTTAAAAAACGAACACGCATTAAAAACAATAAGCAATTGTGCATTTGAAATACCTGCAATAGGAATAGTACAAGGCTATCCGTTTAGAGGTAAAGCAGATGTACTCACAAATGGAGGTCATTCAATCGTTGACATAAAAACATCAACAGACATAAAAGGCTTTCCGTATGCTGCAAAAAAATTTTCTTACGATGTACAATGTTATTTGTATTGTAAACTATTCGATGTATCACACGAACAATTTAAGTTTGTAGTAATAGATAAAGGTTCACTTGATATTGCGATATGGAAATGCAGTAAAGAGTTCTACGAGGAGGGTAAAAGAAAAACAAAAGAAGCAATAAACATCTTTGAAAGATTTTTCATTGAAGGACAAGACATAGATAATTATATAATAGAAGGAATATTATGATTAAAATTAAAAAAGAATTTAAAAGTTTAATACCAGATTTAACTAAAGAAGAATATAAACAATTAGAACAAAACTGTTTAGATGAAGGTATAAGAGAAAAAATACTTATTTGGAATGGTTTTATTATTGATGGGCATAACAGATATGAGATTTCTTTAAAGTGGAATTTAGAAATACAAACAGAAACAAAACATTTTAAAGATGAAGAAGCTGTAAAGGAATGGATGATCCTTAACCAATTTGGTAGAAGAAATTTAAGCAACTATCAAAGAAGTGTTTTAGCATTACAACTTGAAGAAGTGTTTAGTAA